AACAAAACCATTGCCGACATTTCCAACAATGTCCACGCCGATTTGCTTCACCTTCACGTTAGGGCAACCGAGCCAATCCTCAAAGGGCAAGCGGTAAAGTTTGACGGATACAACCAAGGGCAAGGAAGCATTGAAGTTTCATTGGCAGACCAATTGACTGACGTAGCTCTTGGGCTGGCGCAAAGCGACATTGGAAATAATCAGCTTGGCCTAGTCGTAACAGCCGGGGTTTTGGAAGATGTAGACACTAGCGCCTTCACAGAGGGCGCAATTCTTTACGTCAATGGGAGCGGCCAACTACAAGAGGCCGAACCAACTTCCGGAAATTCACAACCGATTGCGCTATGCCTAAGAAGCAACCAAAACAATGGCGTGCTGGATATCTTAGCAGATTACCCAAAGCAACCCGCAAGCGATGTCCGAAATGACTCAACTGTGACCGGGGTGACAGTTAAAGACGCGCTAGAATATTTGGAGACTAACCTTGGTGTTCAAACATGGGGCGGGATTACTGGCACGCTATCAGATCAAACTGACTTGCAAAATGCGCTAGACGCAAAACAAAACATTCTTGCCGAGGGTGCATTTGTTGATGGTGATAAAACCAAGCTGGACGGAATCTCGCCCGGCGCACAAGTCAACGACCCAACAACCCTGCTTGATTCAGACATCGGCACAACGGTTCAGGCACACTCAACGATTCTTGATAGCACCACCGCATCGTTTACCACCGCAGATGAAACCAAGCTGGACGCGATAATTGAGTCGCCAACCCTAGGGGATGTCACCAGCAACGGGGCATCGACAACCAACGACATAAGCGTTGGCAGGATTGTAACATTACACCCAAATAATCCAGCCAACAACAACACGGCAACCGGTAACCAAGCCTGTTCTATTGGGGGAGTTGGAAACGTAGTAAACGGGAATCGGTCAGTAAGTTATGGAGGGCGTGAGAACCAAGTGCCGGGCAACGACAGTTCTGCAATCGGAGGCTTCAACCAAATTGTCAGAGGGCAAGAGGCGGAAGGTTTAGGATCTACAGACACAACCCTCAACACAAAATACACAACTGCCATTGGCACAATCGACAGCGTTGTAGGATTAGGCACACAGGGAACAGCTTCAACCGCCTCTAAACATTCTTCAGTATTGGGGGGTGACACAAACATTATTGAAAGCGCAACCGAGGCGGTGATTGTAGGGGGAACTACAAACACAATTCAATCAACACACCATAGGTCAGTAATACTTGGTGGTCAAAACATTACAACAGACGCAGCGGATACTGCATACGTCCCAAACCTTAATGTCGGCGCAGGATTCAAAATGCCTACGGGGCAACTGATAAATACGTCCTTACGACTAATGCAAATGGAGTTGGCACATGGCAAGAAAACCTTTCAGCCGGGAGTGCTAGTTTTGCCTTCAATGATAACGGGGCAAGTGACCAGATCATTGGCGATATCCCCGCAAACTGGAGAAATGTCACCCGCAAGCCTAATGACCAACTCATAATCATTGGAACAAGTTGCACAGCCATCGGGTCGTTAGCTTTTGTCGGCCACAACAATTCAGACGGAGGGTTGCACTTGCCGGATAGTGTCCTCACAATCGGCACGTTTGCTTTTCAATCTTATGCTGGCAACTCTATTACCAAAGGCACATTAAGGCTTCCGGTCAATTTAACTCGGGTTGAAATGGGGGTGTTTCAATTAGCTAAATTTTCTGGTGAATTAAACCTCCCATCTGGATTGACATACATCGGAGGCAACGCGTTTTCTGAAGGGATCTACGGGGGCGACTTAACTATTCCCAACCAAGTTACAGAAGTTGGCCTCAATGGTTTTTACAATAACAGCTTTTCAGGTAATTTAACTTTGCCCACTAGCCTGACAACAGTTGGATCAGGGGCATTTCGAAACAACGCAGGATTAACAACATGCGATTGTTACACCACCAAAACTGCCATTGACGTTACTAACTCGTTAAACGGAACTAGCATTGCAACTATCCATGCGCGTGCAACTGACGCAACGTGGACAGCCGGGGCGGGGCAAACGATCGGAGACAAGACGGGCATTACCGTAATCAAAGACCTAACTTAAAATATCATGTTATATGCAATCACCGACGAGCGTGGAAACATTCACGCCATCCAAGAAAACCCAGCATCGGAAGAACAAGTGGAAGGTGGTTTATCATCGTCCATTATTTCCCAAGCTGACGCCGATACATTTTCAACAAGCGAGGAAACCGTTTTTTACATTGATGGTCAATTGGTAAGCTTAGACGACTATACAAACCCAGTTCCAAACAGGGTCACAAACTATCAAATCAAACAAGCCTTAAACACCAACCCGGCAGACAGGCAAGCGGTTGATTCTTTGGTGGCAGCAAGCGGTGACCAAAACCTTGTTGATGGATGGAATCACGCATCAACTTTCAACCGTGACCACTCGCTGTTTATTGGAGCAGTCTCGTCGCTTGGGTGGAGTCAGGAAAAAGTGGATGGATACCTAAAACTTGCAAATACTTACAACTAAAACAACAAACAACCCATGAACAAAATACTCGCACGCTTAAAAGAGAAATCAACTTGGCAAGGCTTCATCGCCGTTGCCGCTTTGGCAGGTTTACAACTCAGCCCGGAGAATACCGAACTAATCGTTCAAGCTGGTATTGCACTAGCCGCCGCAATCCTAATCTTCACCAAAGAATCAAAATGAAATTTTTCACCCTCTCATTAATTAGCTTGTCGCTTTCATCATGCTTGCCGTTTCCCATTTCCGTCACCCTTGGTGATGGCCAATCCATGGGCGGCGAGGCGGTGATTGACTACTCAGCAAAGGGTGGGATCGGGGTAGGCTTCAAACCTTCTTTTGTTGATTACTCAGGCAAGTAAAAGTGAAGGTGTGTATTGACCCCGGTCACGGCGGGGAAGACAGTGGCGCGGTTGGGGTATCAAATGGTTATTTTGAAAGCCACGGGGTGCTTGATATTGGTTTGCGGTTGCGTGAATTATTACTCCCACACATGGAGGTAATGATGACAAGGGATACTGACGAATTTGTCAGCCTTTCAGAACGATGCCAAATGGCAAACGAGCAAAGTGTGCCGGTTGACATCTATGTATCGATTCATTTAAACTCGGCACAAACCAAGGCTAGTGGATGGGAGGTCTTCACAAGCGGTTCAACAAAATCCGTAGAATTGGCAAATAAAATCGGATACAGACACGCGGAGAGATTTCCGACACAAAAAAATCGAGGCATAAAACGACAATCTTTTTATGTTTTAAAATCCACGAAAATGCCGGCGGTATTATGGGAAGGGTGTTTTTTGAGTGACCCGACAGAATCAGATTGGGTAACTAAAGATGAGACCAGACAAGAAATGGCGGAGGCTATTGCGGGAGGCGTTTTTGATTTCTTTGGGATCAAAAAAAATATTNATGGCACGTTAAATTTATCTATAGGCGAAAGGGTGGCCAAAATAGAAAGGCACTTAGGCTTGTGATGGATACCGCCGTGTTAACTGAATATGGAGTCGCGGGGTTTGCTGTGGCCTCTATCGTGGCCGTGGCCCGGTGGTTTCTGGGGGCGTTGAAAAACAAAGACGCGCTCATCGGTGATATTGTCAAAAACAATGAGCAGCACAGGGCCAGAACCGATGAGAGGCATGATGCGAGTTACAACCGATTAAGCGATGCGATAATTGAATTAACGAAAGAAATCGCCAGAACCAAAAGCTGAAAATTTTAATTTAAGCTTTAAAGGCAAGCAATCAGGCCCCCCAATAAAGGGGGTTTTTTTGTGCCTTAAAATACAGGCAAAAAATAATCGATAATAATTATTTACATTCTGCAATCATTCCCTATATTAAATTTATCAAGCCGAGGATGTACCCGCCGGATTGATAAAACCAAAACCAAAACACAATATGAGCAACACAATTAAATATGACACCGCTGAAGATTTCCACACCGGTTGCTACCAGCTATCAATGGCCGGGGCGGCCTTCCATGCAAATGGCTCAACACTCACCATCACCATCACCGGCTATTAATCCCCACCAACAAACAATATGAAAAAGCACCACAGATACACAATCAATTCCAAGGAACTCAACGCCAACATCGCAGTCATCATTGAGCAAGCGAGCATACTCGGGCCCATCACGGCCCACAAGCTGGCATCGCTTATTAGCGTGCTGGTGAAGAAGGAGGTAGACCATGCGGTCTCATATGCACTTATTCTGGGAATGACACCGGATGACATCGTGCCCGATGAGTTGAGCGAGGGCGATAGCCAAGGCGCGGAGGCAAACAGGATGTATGCGGAAGGATAGGCCAAAACAACTCCACCAGCCAACTAGCATGAAAAAAACAATAACAATAGAGCCGGATATAAGAGACGTTCAATTATTTGATGAAGTTTTAAAAGACAACGCAAATCTCAATAAACAACTTTCACGCCCTTGGACAAACATTTGGACTTATGAGGGGGACGTAGATCAAATAGAAGACATGATCGTTGAATTATTAGAGGTAATCCCGAAAGGAGTTGATTACGTGATTGATTATGCAAAGGAGCAACCCAGTCGATAAAATAAACGAAAGTAATATATGACACTGAACCAAATTAGAAATGATTATCGAGTCGATGATGTGGATGTAGATTCCGATTATGAGTGGAAATATACCATATACCTTGATGATAGGCACCTTGCCGGTGATGACACTTCCACCATCGTAGGGCAAACCATTAAAGAGGTTGCGGCCCGGTTGGCAGATGTAAGCGAAAAACCCAAGCCATTTTAGGCACATTAAAATAATCGATAATAATTATTTACATTCTGAAATTATTCCTCATATTAAATTTATCAAGGCAAGGAAGTCCAAGCCGGATTGATAAAACCAAAACCAAAACACAATATGAATAACACCACAATCACACTTACCGAATTAGAATCAAAGGCGCTCAATTATCTCCATACAGATGGCTGGTATAATTGGGGCGGCGAACCACATTTTTCAGACGTAGATGCTGCTGACGTTTGCAAGGCAACAGGGATCAGAAAGACATCCATTGGGGGCGTGCTGGGCAGCCTAAGCACCAAGGGGCTGATCTGCGTGGACGAGGACAACTTCAATATCATCTACGCTACAGCCGCCACATACCGCCACTTCGGCGAGCGCTGCGAAGAGATGGAAGAGGACGAGGCACGATGGGCAAGGATCTGCGCTGAGTAGTCCAAGCAAAGCCAACCCCAACCTGCCCCCTGTCATGGGGGCGGGTCTTTTGGGTATATGAAAATACATAACCACATCGTTGAGCAAAAATTGTCTTTCTACACCATCTTGTTAACTAAGTTGCTCAAAAATCGCAGGGACTATACCCGAGTCGGAATCAGCCGGGTAATCGACAAAATTAGATTTTTACGCAGCTTGTAAAATCAACCACTATTACACAATGAAAAACACTACATATAACGGCTGGACAAATTATGCCACATGGCGAATCAATTTGGAATTATTCGACACATGGGAAGAAAAGGCAACCCCGGAAGAAACCGAAGAGTTGGCCCTAGAGTTTGTATTTCCTGATAACGAGTTTGATAGTTTGGCAGATAGCTATGCACGGGCGTTTCTGGCCGACGTTAATTGGTATGAGATCAGCGAAGCAATCAACGAAAGGGTGTCACAATGAAAGATGCGATGTCCGACATGCTCTGCTTGTGCCTGATGCTAGTGGCATGGGTGACACTTTATGTGATCCTAGTTCCATTGCAAAATTAAACACGATGAAAGATACAACCAACATAGTCATGCTCGGTTATTTGCTGGCCACAAATCAGGTGATAAGATCAGAGATACAAGACATAATCAGCCTATATTTGAAAGATGGCAATGTTGCGCTTTTAACGCGTAAATTAGAGGCAATCATCAAATGCATCACCGAGGCGAATAATCATGTTAATGAACGGCTGCAAAAGCGAATCGACAAATTAATAAAAGAATCCAATGAATAAGAAAAACAAAACAGCACGAATATTGGCAGCATTAAGCTACCTAATAGAAAAGCAAAGTATGACGGCCGAGCAAACAAAAAACATAATTAAAATCACAATTAAAGAACTATAATGAAAGCAACAAAAATGATCGAACACGGACTCAACCCAAGATGCGTGATGGTTCTAGAGAAATTAAGAAAGAGCGAACAAACACCATCGGGGATGTCTTCTGACATTTTGTCGAGGGTGTCAATAACAGCCATTTCAGACAAGTTAATTGGCAAGGGTTTAATCACCCGGGAAAGAAGCAAAGACGACCGCCGGGTGATAATCTTGAGCATTACAGAAAAGGGTAAAAACATATTGAAATAACCAAAATGAAAAACAGATTAACACAAGCGCAAAGGATATTGCGACACCTCAAGTCAGGGAAAAAATTGACGCCGGTTGCAGCCATCAGTAAATATGGTTGCATGAGGTTAGCGGCCAGAATCTCAGAATTGAAAGGCGATGGTATAAATATCAAAACAAAGATGATCAAAAAAAATGGCAAAAAATATGCACAATACCGATTATGATCTTAACAATAACAATAATCAGCATCGCTATTCTTGGAATAATAACAGAAGCGATTATTAACATTTTTAATTTACAAGATGAGGCCCACCTCATTAAGATGAAAAAAGAGACAGACGAAAAACACCAAAAAACAAAACAAATAGAAATAACAAAATGAGCAAACCAATACCAAAAGGAACACCAGTTGAGGGTGACATGACAGCGGCCCTTGATAGCCGATTCTTGAATGCCATCGTATTACAAGGGGCCCTAGAAAAGTCAGGGGGAAAAGAATTGCCGGTGACCATTGACCGAGTAGAATATCACGAATTGCTGGCCTACGAAAATGGCAGCAAAGACAAGCAGTGCTATTTACTCTACTTTGTTGGAAGCGACAAACCATTGAAGCTAGCCAAGACCAACATTAAAAGAATCATCAGTGAATGCGGTGCTATTGGCAAGGGATGGCATGGAAGAAAAATCGAGTTGTGCCTAGAGAATGACCGCCGGCCCGATTTGGGAGGCAAGCAAGGGCCATGTGTAAGAGTGAAGCGCAATGTTGCACAACCTAAATTCGGATAATATGAATATATCAGAAACACTACCCAGCGAATACCACAGCAAGCTAACCCTCGACAGGGGCGATATATTCAGCCCGGAATCATGGTTAAGTAAGTCATCTGTATTCGAATTATATCAATCAAGCCTCTACAAATGGCGATATTTTCCGAGACAGTTCAAACCATCGCCAGCAATGGCGTGGGGATCACTTGTCGATACGATTATTACGGCACCAGAGGACTTGCAGACTGAGTTTGCTATTAACCCACATGATAGCTTTAGAAGCAAGGAGGCGCGAGAATGGAAGGCCGAACAAGAGTCCATTAATAAAGTCATCATTAATACGGAATTACTTGAAGAGGCACACAAGGCGGTTGAAGTATTAACAGGCAAGCATAAATACGCGGCCAAGATGATTGAGAAAAGCAAGCGGCAAGTGATGTTATTGAACACAGTGCAGCACAATAGCTGTGACAAAAAAGTTCAGGTAAAGGGCTTGGTCGATTTGGCACCGGAGGGCGAACCATTCTTAATGGATTTGAAAACCACGGCTGATTTTTCGGCCAGTGGATTCGAAAAAACACAGGCAAAATACAATTACAATGCACAAGCCGGATTGTATTTGAACCTCTGGAATAGTCTCCACCCAAATGACCAGCGTGACCGCTTTCAAATAGTTTGGCAGCAGTCAACAGCACCCTATGAGGTGGCCGTGACGGAGATGCCATCGACAGACATACAAGCCGGGGCGGATATGTTTAACCACCTATTAGGCAAGCTGACAAGGGCCGCAAGTAAGAACCACTGGCCAATGAAGTTTACCCAGCCGGTCTTATTGGGCCGGGCCATGTTTGGGCAATATATGGACGAAGAGGAAATCGAGGGGTTTACTGAGGCCATATGAAAAATCTGGTATTGCGGCGGGGTTTTTTCATTGCCTTGGTCAGTTTCATCGCCAGACCAGTAACCGCGTAAAAGCTGGTCAATTTTTAAAACAAAAAATAAAAAAAAATAATGCAATTTAAATTCATTAAAAATGGGAAGCCAACAAATTATGACAAGAGTCATTGGTTGCAAATTGTAAATTCAAATAATGAAAGCAAAACAGCAACACCAAGAATTAAGAAAATCAATAAACGGGAACTCACCAACCTAGCATCAGAGCGGCAATCTAAGCACCCAGACATGGGCAAGGTTTTAAGGGCCATAAAATATCTTGAATCTAAGAAAGTATTTGAAAAACAATGGTGCATCGGCAACCTCGTCAAGGGTGATACATATGGTTGCGGTCTAGGGGGGTCTTTAGGGCAAGGCAACAGCATGAAATTAAACAATATTCCATGCATCGACGAAAGCGATTATTGAAAAAATCTGGTATTGCGGCGGGGCGTGGTGGCTCTGGTTAATCATATGACCATCTCAGTAACCGCATAAAACTGAGAACATTTCCAAAAACAAAAGGTGCTGAAGGGCAGCCCCCACCAAGAAAAAGCGGGGCAAATATATAAAAACAAAAAAAGACACATGAGCGATATGACAAAAGAAGGAACGATCATTGCAATTGATGAAATGATTACATTTGACAGCGGATTTACCAAGCGTGAATTTGTGATTAAAACTAGCGACGATGGGGATTATCCACAGGACATCAAGTTTGAATTAGTCAAAGACAAATGCGCGATGATTGACAAATACAAGATTGGTGACCGGGTAACCGTCCACCTAAACATACGTGGCAGGGAGTGGAAAGAGAAATACTTCGTTAACCTGATTGCTTGGAAATTAGAAGGCCATGCGGAGCAATCTATTCCGGCACCGGTGCAGGGAGATGTTTCGTCTGACGACATTCCATTTTAAATTGATGCAAGCTTACATTTATGGAAGGCCCAAGCCACAACCCCGACCCCGTGCATTTGCGCGGGGCGGTAGGGCCGGGGTATATAACCCGAAAAATGCGGATGAGTGGAAGGCTCAAATTGCACATGGTTTGGTAAAATATGCAAATAAAGACCTTAAAAACCCATTCTTTCTAAGGCTCGATTTTTACATGCCGAGGCCGAAGTCACATTACGGCACTGGTCGCAATGCGGGCAAGCTAAAGGGGTCGGCCCCTTATCAGCATATAAGAACGCCAGACATTGATAACCTCACCAAAGCGGTCATGGATGCAATTACGGTATTAAATATCTGGCACGATGACAGTCAAGTGATGTCTGTTCATGCTTGCAAAAGTTGGAGCGAAAAACCAGAAATGGCCGGAGTAGATATTACCATCAAGGGCCTCGAAATAGAATAAAAACAAAAAATGAAAACAATGAAAAACAATGAATTGGCTTAATATACATACAGATACACTTAGGTCAGAGGAATATCTTGGCGCTGACCCGGTGGAGCGGGCAACATGGCTCAGTCTACTAGGATGGTGTGCAACACAGGAAAATGGCGGATTAATTAAAGATGCCAGAGAATGGAAAGACAGAAAATGGCAACAAGTATGCGGAATAACTAAATCAGAGGTTGAGACGGCTAGTGAATTATATGAATTCATGAATCGTGATTTATTGGTGAGGTATTATCCGGGAGAGTCAGAGGCGGCCGTGATAGCCAAAAGGCTAGCGGGCAAAAAAGGTGGCCGACCTCGAAAAGCATTGAAAACAGAGGGGGGAAAACCATATGGTTTAGAAAAAGAAAACCATGGCCCCCAAGTGAGTAAAAGGGAAGCAATAACGAAAGGAAAGGAAAGGAAAGGGAAGGTAAAGAAAGGGAAGGTAAAAGAGGAGGCAGTTGCACTGCCTTTTGTTTCTCTAGAATTTAGCACCTCTTGGAATGAATGGCTTGAATACCTCAAACAAAAAAGAAAAACCCCCACGCCGATAACAATTAAAAAACAATTAAACCAATTAGAAAAAACAAATGAAAAAGATGCAATCGAAACAATCCACAGGTCAATCCAAAACGGATGGCAAGGCCTATTCCCAAGCGATGGGAAAAATAGCAAATTCACTAGACGCGCTAATAGCGGCGGCACCAGAGGTGACACCAGCGCTGGAGAGGGGATCATTGTTCCCCTCCTCTGAGGCTATGCGGGAGCATTTGAGCGAAAGGGGATTTCCTAAGCGGCATGTGATGGCATTGGGCGGAATGAATGGGCCGGGGCTAATTAAAGCCAAGGAACTTGAGCAGAGAGCAACAGGGATGGATTGCATGCTGATTTTGTGCGGTGATCGTGGGCCCGGCAAGACTCAGATTGCAACCTATTGGGCAAGCAAGACCAAAAATACCCGATATTTCAGGGCACACGACCTGATGCGGGCCATCAGGGGGGAATTTAGCGATGATAAAATTGATGCAGCCAAGGCCAAGGAAACAATGAGCAATGCGAAGACATGCGCCTTTTTGGTTCTGGATGAATATTCAGAGCTTGCCGGCAGCGAATATGACAAGCGCACGCTTACCAATCTATTAGACCATAGATATGGCGAGCAAAAATCAACCGTTATCATAACAAATACACCAATCGAACAAGCACCATCAGAGGTCGGGCGAAGCGCATGGAGTAGGTTTGAGGAAACGGGCGGCATTGTGCATTGTAATTGGGCAAGCTATAGGGCCGGAAAGGGGGGGCAATAATGAATGGAAGAGGATTGACCCCGATAGTCAGCGAAATATCGCACATACAGAGGATTATAGAGGCCGTGGCATCGGTGTGGGGTATCGAGTCATTAATGATATTAGGGCGCGGCAGGAGGCAGCCACACGCATTTGCAAGGCAACTGTGTATGGCGCTTGCATACCAAGAAACAAGATTGAGCTTGCAACAGGTTGGAAAATGTTTCGACAATAGAAATCATGGGACAGTTATTCATGCCATTAATTCAATCAACAAGGCCCGGCTATACCCTCACATAGGGCCGTTAATAGATAAGGTGATGAAAGAAATTAAAGCGGAGGCATGATCAGTTACCCCCCCCCACTGTCCACCATAACAGGGACGAGCATACGGGGGGGGGGGGGNATTGAAA